CCGCATGGGAAGCGAGCGTGCGTTCGCGCCTCTACCTTGGCCGCCAGCTCCCCGGGAAGGAGGACGACCAGGACGATCTCCTCGGCCATCTCGCACTCGATGATGGCGCGCGCTACCTCGCCCGGCGCAAGGCGAATTACTCCCCGCTCGACATCCGACGCCTCAGTCTCATCGGCGGCGTGCTGGTCCCCGAGCGGCGGCCGGAGCGCACGGGACGACCCTCGGGAGAGTTCGCGGAGGACATCGTGCTGCGTGCGGTGCGCAAGCTTGCCGAGATCAACGTCCACGGCAACGCCTCATCGAGCAGCCCGGAGTACCTGCCAAAGCTCGCCAAGCAATACGGGATGCTCGAGGAGCTCAGCGACAAGCAGTTCGCCGCCCACATGCGCCAGCTGATCCTCGCCAAGCGGCTCGAGAAGCGCCCGGTGGGGCAGTACGCGAACCGCACCCCGAAGCTCGCATTGGTCGAGGTGCACAAGTGAGGCGGACGTGCTCTCGCGCACAAGTGCTCTCCCCTCCCTATAGGAGGGGGAGAGAGAGAGCACCGCGTTTGTGCGTTTGTGCATCGTTTGGGCGTGCGTTTGTGCACGCGTTTGTGCAGGGGAACCTGAGGGTTGAAAAGGGCCTCACTCAACGCTCAACCGCCTTAGTCTCAGCTCATGCAGAGCAGCGAGAAAAGGTCGATAGATTCAGCTACCTTTCAAACATGCTGAGATCAACGTCGGAAACAGCAGATTGAGAGTGTCCGCGAATGAGTGTTGAGACCGAGGCGCCCGCGAGCGCCAAATCCCCCGCGCGAAAAGTTGTCGGCCGGCCGTTCCCGAAGGGAGTCAGCGGCAATCCTGGTGGCCGACCAAGGGTTGAGCCGCGTATACGTCGTCGAGCTCGACGCTATGACACGCTGCTGGTGCGCGAACTGTGGAAGATTGGCAGCGATCCGAAAGTTGATCCCGACGTGCGTCGGCGCGCCTTGATGGATCTCCAGTCGATTGGCAACGGCAGACCACCGACGACGCAGGAGGTCGTTGGCCGGCCAGATGCGCCACTGGTGGCCATGAACTTCGCTATGCAGCCGGGGCAGGCCCTCTCGCCCGAGCAGGCCTACAAGCTGATGCTCGAGGGCGTACTCGAGCTCGACCCGCAGCACCCTGCATTCAATCGCAAGGCGCTCGAGGCGCCAGCGGAGACGGCCTCGAGCAGCGCGGAGAGCGCGTGAGCCTATACGGAAATCGTGGTCCATTTCACGCGCGCTCGCTCATTACGAATCAGTCGCTTGCGATAGGCCTGATATGCATACTGATATCAGTTGTAATCCGTATGCCCGTGACGTACGCTCTGAGGTTGCTTCGGAGGGTACGGACATGGGCAAAGGCAAGCGCGTCGGGTTGTATCTGCGAGTCAGCACGGGTTCGCAGACCGTCGAGAATCAACGACTTGAGCTTGCTGCAGTCGCCGAGCAGCGCGGCTGGAGCGTGGTCGAGATCTACTCGGACAACGGCTTCAGCGGCGCCAAGGGACGCGAGCAGCGCCCTGCGTTCGACCGGCTGTGCAAGGACGCGATCGCCGGCAAGCTCGACCTGGTTGCCGCCTGGAGCGTCGATCGCCTGGGCCGCTCAGTGTTGCACTTGGCTCAGTTCGTCGCGGACATGCAGGCCGCAGGCGTCGGGCTCTACCTTCACAAGCAAGGCCTCGACTCATCGACGCCGACCGGGCGCGCGATGCTCGGCATGTGCAGCGTCTTCGCCGAGCTCGAGCGCGAGATCATCCGCGAGCGCATCCATGCGGGGCTCGCCCGTGCTCGCTCAAAGGGCAAACGTCTCGGTCGCAAGCGAGTCGCTCCCGCGATCGAGAAGCGCATCCGCGAGCTCTCTGCGCGCGGCCACGGCAAGCTCAAGATCGCCCGAGAGCTTGAGTGCGGCGTCAGCGTCGTCCAGCGCGTGCTCGCGGAGGCCGCAGCAGCCTAACGCGCGCCCAGCGCCGCGCCACGATCACACTCTCAGACGTATCGATGTAGCGCCTCGAGCTATCGCGGCGTCTTGGACGTCCTATTGCGTTATACGCGCTGCCTCGCCAGCGCTCGAACTCAAACATAAGCGCATTCATGCGGCTACGCGCTTACAGGTGAGGCCGCTTGCAGGCGCATCCCGGTGAGCGCGCTCTACCTCGCCGTACCGTTGCCGCCCTTTCATCGCTGGCGCCTACTTGCCGACGCCTCCGACTGCCCGGATGCGCACGTGATCATCGCGACGCTCGCCAGCGGCAGGACGACGACCGCAGTAGCCAGGTCCGGCCACCCCGGCAGTAGCGAGGTCGCCGAGCTCCTGCGGCTCTACGGACGCCTGGACGCCAGCAGGCGCCGCCGCCTGATCGAGCACGCCCTCGAGCTCGCCAATGCCTCACCTACAAACGAGTCCGCAGGAGATGTGTCATGAACATCGAGATCGTGGAGCTGCTGGGCCTGCTGCGAGCTCTTGGCCTAGCGACGACGGGGGATTTCGTGCTGCCTGGCGAGAGCCCCAAAAGCGCCAGGCTGCGCCAGCTGGAGGTGCTGCAGATCTACTCCCGCACGTGGGAGAAGCCGCGCCTCGAGCGTCTGGCGCCTCACGAGCTCGCGCACGCCGAGGCGCAGATACTCGAGCAGGCCGCAAAGACGATACGAGATTGGCAGGCCTGCATCGCACTGCTCTATCGCGCGGGCCATCGGCTCACGCTGATCTCGGAGATTACAGGCGTGCCCATCGAGACGCTGCACGACTGGTACCCGTTCGCGCCTCCCGATGCCGCAGCGCCGATGCTGGTGCCGGCCTCGCAGACACGGAACTGACGATGTCCTGGGATTGGCAAGCACCGGACTACGACGCCGTGCGCGCCCAGCGCCTCGAGCGGCTGATGCGCATCCGCTCAACGCCCGGCCTACTTGGGTCGCTGAAAGTCCACTACGCCGAGCACCCGGCGGACTTTATTAGTGACTGGGGCGTTACCTCTGACCCGCGCAACAAGAACAAGGGCCTGCCCGTCGAGGTGCCCTTCCTGCTCTTCGAGCGCCAGCGCCAGATGATCGAGTTCGTCCTCGAGCGCCAACGCGCACGCGAGCCCGGGATCATCGAGAAAAGCCGCGATTGCGGCGCATCCTGGCTGATCGCGTGCCTAGCGGCGACGCAATGCCTCTTCAGCGTCGGCGTCGTCTTCGGATTCGGATCGAGCAAGGAGGACCGCGTCGATCGCTCTGGTGATCCTGATTCAATCTTCTGGAAAGTTCGATTCTTCGTCGCGCACGTTCCGCCAGAATTTCGCGGCAGTTGGGAAGAGTCAAAGCACGCTGCTCACATGCGCATCAGCTTCCCGCAGACCGGCAGTGCCATCGTTGGCGAAGCAGGCGATGCGATCGGCCGCGGTGGCCGTACGACTACGTACTTTATCGATGAAGCGGCGCATCTCGAGCGCCCGCAGTTGATCGAGGCGAGCTTGGCAAGCAACACAGATTGCCGAGTCGATGTCTCAACGCCCGCGGGCCGAGCGAATTCGTTCGCCGTCAAGCGCTGGTCCGGCAAAGTCAAGGTGTTCACATTTCGGTGGGATCACGATCCGCGAAAGACTCCTGCGTGGTTAGAGCGGCAGAAGCAGCTGCTCGATCCGGTGACGTTGAATCAGGAAGTTCTGCTTTCATACGACGCATCGGTCGAAGGCATCCTCATACCAGCCGAATGGATTCACGCGGCGATCGATGCGCACAACAAGCTCGGCATCCAAGTCTCAGGTGAGCGCCGTGCCGCGCTTGATGTGGCCGACGAGGGCCGCGACAAGTGCGCACTCGCCGGCCGCCACGGAATCCTCCTTGAGCGACTCACGAGCTGGTCGGGCAAGAATGGTGACATCCGCCGCTCGACGATCAAGGCGATCAATCTCTGCGAGGAGCACGGCTATGGCGTGCTCGATTTCGACAGCGATGGCTTGGGCGCTGGCGTGCGCGGTGATGCAATCGACATCAATTCAAAGCGCCGCGAGGCAGGCAAGTCCGAGATCCTCGCCGAGCCCTTCCGCGGCAGTGCCGCCGTGTTTGATCCGGAAGGCTCGCTCGTCGAAGGGCGCCTGAACAAAGATTTCTTCGCGAATCTGAAGGCGCAAGCCTGGTGGGCGCTGCGGCTGCGATTTCAGGCGACCTATCGCGCCGTGGTCGAGAAGATGCCCGTTGATCCGGATTCGATCATCGCGATCGACCCCGCGTTGCCTGAACTCACGCAGCTGTGCGCCGAGCTTGTGCAGCCGTCCTACTCGGTGAACGCGGTCGGCAAGATCGTCGTTGACAAGGCGCCCGAGGGCGCTCCGTCGCCGAACTTAGCGGACAGCGTGATGATCGCTTACGCATCCTCACTGCGCTCTCGTGCCTATTTTGCGGCACCGACGCGTGAGCCCTCGAGCGTGCAGGCTACCTCATCGTCAGCGATGCCGACGCGGATGAACTCTGTATTCGCGGTGCTCGCGTTCGTCGAAGACACCGCCGCCGTTGTCTACTGTGCCGCGAATCATTCGCGATCACAGAGCGCATTCTTCGTGCTCGACTACGACCTGCGCGAACTCGATTCAACTGCGGAATTGTGGATGCGCGGCGTCGAGCGACGCCTCGCCGATCTCTACAACATTTCGGGCCCGAAGGGCGAGCTGTATCCGCCGAATTTGCAAATCTATACGGACGGTTTCGAAGAGGGTTATGCGGAGCTGCTGCGCCAGCGCAGCTTCCCGGCGGTGCCCGTCGGTGATGATCTGCCGCCTATCACTGAGCGCTTCAACAAGGCGCGCCCGTATGTCAACGTCGGCCTGGTGAAGTTCGCACCGCCCGCAGCCGAGCGCATGGTCAGCTTTCGCGGTGCGACTCGTAATCATTTGCGCGAGCTTGCGGGTCGCAGTGAAGTAACTGAGAGAAACGCGCTCGCGGTCGCCTTCGCGACGGCCGTCTTGATCGTCTTCAAAGGCGCTCCCGTCCTGCCGCCGCTCATGCCCAAGGAGCCTGCGCCGCGCCGCGAGCGCCCGCCCTGGCGCGGGTTTCGCGCCCTCTAACGGAAGGAAACAACTATGTACAAGCAAGGTTCCCTGCGCAACCCGCTACTCGAGATAAACGAAGGATGCCCCTTCATCGTCCACGGCGTCGTGGACCCGGGAGAGCCGGCGTCGTTGTGGGGAGCACTACCCGTGGTCGCGCGCAACTCACGAGCGCTCAATCTCGGACCCATCGGCGCTGTGGTCAGTCTCGCGACGAATGTGAGCGAAGTCTGCGGTTTCACGGTATTTGATCAGGGTGATGCGATGTACGTGCCCGCGGGATCGACGGTCCCGCAGGCGGGTCCCGGCATGGCCATCAACTTCGTCCGGCTCGGTTCGGGTGCGCAGCTCGTCGTAAAGGCGGACGAGGCGCTCGTTCAAGCGCTGAAGGGTCAAAGCTCTGCCACGCCTGTAACTTGGGACTTTGATGCGCAGCAGCTCGTCGCTTGCTCATCGAGCACCACGCCGCTTCCAATCAAGGCGGTCGTGGCCGCCATCGAGCTGGCCGAGGCCGCAATTGAGTTGGAGGACGGCTGCTTGCGTTGGGTACAACACGCAGCGTGCCTGATTGCCCTCTGACCAGCGCGCTCGGAAAAAAACATCTCAAGCTCAAACACGAGCGGTGAACAACTTGAGTTTATTTGACTCAAACAGAGTATGAAAGTGATAAGTGCCTATTTGCCTGAAGCGATCGTGGCCAAGATTGACGAGGCGGCGCAACGCGAGAGGCGATCCCGAAACTTCGTCATTCGCGAAACGCTCGGCAAAGTCTTCGCCGACTCGGCGCGCGATGCCGACCATCAACCCAAGGAGAAGCGATGTCCAGCAGCATGAGCCCCGGCCGCAGTGGCGGCATGAACGTCGGTCAGCCGACACCCGGAACGAGCGCAAGCAAAGAGGGCCAGGTCCCGAGCACCGACCCGGCTCCTCATCGCGGCCCGAGCACGAATGAGCAAATGCCCTTTCCGGGTGGCAATCGATCGAGGCCAGGTGAGGATCGGAAATGAACGCAAGCACCGACGCTCGACAGGTCGATATGCGCGAGATCAATCGCGAGCGCCAAGCGCAGCACGATCGCCTCATGGCGCGTGGGCGGCCGACGAGCAAGGCGCCGCTTCCCGAGCCAAAGACTCCGTGGGAGGCACAGGCTCGAGCTGAAAGGGCCTATCGCATTCACGGGCTGCGCCCGCCCGAGCCTACATTTGGCGAGCCGCTGCTTCAGTACCGTCGTAGGCTGGTGCAGCCACTCATGGCGCATTCAGACCAATGGAAACGCGTTTCAGCCTGGAAGCTCGATTCGCAGTCCGTCGGTATCGCCGAGGCGCAGTGCATCGCCGATGCGATTGAGAAATTTGAAGCGCCGACCGGTGCGCTGCGGATGGAGGAAACGCGAGACGACGCCGGCCG